GTCATGTTGCACGGTGTGATATATTGAAGAGTGATAGTATAAACACTTGATAACGGCGATTGACATATAAAAACCCCGATAGGGAAACCTATCGGGGTTAATTGTTATTTGTTAGTTGTGCTCGAATATATTCATATTGTATGCGAAGTTGACAAAACCGGCTTTACCTGTACCGTTTAACGTGTCTATGATACTGAAATTCATACCGTCGAATTTAAGTTTAAGCGGTGTGCCATCGTCAAAAAAACCTAGTACCATGTTCCATGCACCCCAAGTGTTTGACTTGTTTACGGTGGCGAAAATATTTTGATTCCATTCTTGTTTATTGCCTCGGAATACGTAGGATATGTTTAGCCCGTTAATGAATACTGAGAGTGTACCGTTTGTTACGCCCGGAAGTGTTACGTCTATGTGGCGTTCCACGCGTGGCATCGCGGTCGCGTTAGTTTGAATTGCGGTCGCTATGTATTGTGCGTATATTTCTGATCCTTCGGTATTTGGGTGTATGTCTGTCATTCCGCTAGCATAGTATAATCCCCATGATGGTGCGTCCTTGACTGTGAGCACGTTTGCGTTGCGGCCACCGGCGCACATGACACCGTATTTTTGGCCGTCATCGTGTGTAGGCCATGTGTTATCGAACATCATTGGTATAAAAACGATTTTTGAATATGGGAAATTGGTTTTAGCGTAGGTCAGTGCCGTTGCCACGTCGTTTTCTTTCATTTTGTTGTATGCATCGTTACGGCCACCGCCGATTACAACATATTTGATTTTAGTCTTATCGGTTGTCTCGCTGTTAGCTTTTTGCAATTGCTGTAGGAATGTCGTGCCGGTGATGAAACCGCTACCGCCGACTGCGTAATTATTGCATTTCAATCTAAGTTTTTGCGCCGCTTTTACTATCATGCTATCGGTAGCGGGATTAGTTGTTCGAAAACCCTCGAAATAACTATCACCTATTGCAATTAGCGTATCTTGTGTAACCGGTATTTGTACATATCGACTATCGCTTTCGTTTTTTGTATAGGTATCGTTTATACGGTTTTTAAGATTAGTCGCGTTTTTTACGGTATCCGCGCCTAATGCATTGAGGTTGTTAGCAGCGTTGTTCGCTGTTTCGGTTGTGGTAGCGAGATTTATTGCGGTTGTGTCTATTTTGTTTTTGAGTTGTGTTGCGGTTTTGGTGTCGGTTACGCCTAATGCCGTTAGATTTTTGTTGTTGTTTTGTGCTGTTTCTAGCGCTTGTGTGGCTTTACCACCCGCAGTGTTTGCGTTAGTGTTGATTTTGTATAGATTATCGTCAATAATATCCATTGACGCATTGTATTGGTCATTGAGGTTGGCCGCGTCGCCGGTTTGATATTTTTCGAGGTTGAAATTAGTTGTGTAATCGGTCATGTTAGTTGACCTTTCTGAGGTTCGTTGGATGATTTATTTCTTCTTGAACTTTTAGTTGATGTATTACGCGGTCAAGCGTGCGCATTGCCGCGTTGTATCCGTCGCGCAGGTCGGCTAAATCGCCGGTTTCGTAGAGCGGTAGGTGATAGAACGGTGTCTCTGATGCCATGAGTGTACGCCTTTACTTGGCTGGTGGAATTGGAAAGCCTTCTGCGGTTTTTTTGAGCTTGCTAAGGTCGGTGACGTTGAATGTTTCCGTTCCGATACGGTTTAATATGTGGTTGAGAATGGTACCAAGAGTTTGCGCATTAGTTTCGGTCAGGCCTAACGCTTTTATGAACGCGGCTAGTCCGGCCGGTAACACGTTGTTGTTTAACGCTAGGTCTGCTTTGTCGCTGACGCTTTTTATTGCCGCGTCGATTTTATCCATTGACCCGTTGTATTGGTCAAGTAGATTCGCGGGATTCCCCGCTTCGTACTTTTCTAGTGCATAGTTCGTGGTGTCAACCATGATTTATCCTTTCATGCTAACGGTGGGTATTGTTCACCGGTGGTTGGGTTAGTGACACGTGGCGTGGTGTCGTTGAATATGGTAAGATTGCCAATTGCGGGCGTTTCGTCCGTTCGGTGCTCGGATAGTTTGCCGGTGTTAATATCGGCTATTTGCGTGACACGCGCACCGTACACGGCCAGTTCGCGGTATAGATCGCGCAACGCGGTCTTGCTATCAGTGTATTCGCCTTTTGTAACGTTCCATACTAGTTGTGTGTTTCCTATGTGTTCTATCTGTTCCTGTATTTGTGCTATGGCTATCGCGTAGTCGTTTATGTGCGATTCGATGTTTTTTATGCGCACATCATAGTCGGCTAGCGTGTTGTTTAGATCGGTGGCGATCTTGTCGAAATATGCTGTGATATGGTCGTATTCGCACGCTAGATATTTTATTATCTCTTCGGTGCTTTTGGCGTTCCAGTAGAACGCGGGTATGACCGGCGTATATGGCCATACGCTGTACAAGGGAAGTGAGAACATGTGTTATACCTCCTAATAGTTGTTTATGTTCACCGTCCACAAGGGGCTGAAGCATTCCTCTAGATGCTCCAATAGTAGCACGTCGATATCCACGTAGTCGCCTTGCCGTATCGCCTTTATCTTGTCTATGTAATTGCCATTGACAATAGTTTCATATTGCGTATCGGTGGCATTGCTTGCGTAATCCTGACTCGGTTGCAATTGCGTGGCCGGAAAGTCCGAGAACACGGTACGCATCTTGTGCCACGTGTCGGCGTCCGCCAGGAACATGCCGGGGTTGCCGTCCGCAAGATCGTAGAGCGGTTTCAGCACCGGCATAAATTCGCTTATTAGACGCATGAGGTGTCTTCGCCATCTGCTCGGCGGCATTACGCCTAATTCACGATCATAATAACGGTTTTCTATCTTGCGACAACAACGCGTATACTGCGCATCATTGTAGGCATCGTCGCGCCACGACCATTCCGGCTGTGTCCAGTCAACACCGCCACCGGTGAGCAGTTCACCCAACGTGATCGTAGCAATGGCGTGAAAATCGTCGCACGGTTCGCTTGGCTCGTATGCCGGTATCGTGTTATATGGTGTCATTGTCGCTCTCTTCCTGTTCCTGAAGATTCGTCATGTAATCGTAGTTCTTGCTGATATTGTCCTGGTTCCACACCACCTCTATAGGCTTGTCTAGGTATTTTGCGAAACGGGTATTGAGTACGTCACACGCGGCGCGGCGTTCCTCAAGCTCGGATAAGGCGCGAAGATCGGTCGGTTCGCCGTAGTCGTTTATTTCGTCCGCTGTCTGACGTTCCATCTTCATGGGTAGATTCTTGATACCTAACGCTTGATAGAAGGCGTTCCAAGTGTTTTGAATGTCGTTCTGCAATTCCATACCGATATATTCAACACTTGTTTTTAACACTTGCGCCTTCATGCTATCGGTAAAACCGGGGGTTGCCATGATTGCCATTTCACCGCCCGATATCTGTTTAACCACGTTTACACCCGCCGTTTGCTGACTCGCGGGAACCTCAAGAATAAACGGTGTTTTTTGGTGGAAACGATTCTGGCGGCGCGTCATGTACAAGTCTTCTATCTCTTTAGCGAAGAATTCGAGCGTCGGCACCAATGGTGTGCGCGCCTTGTTGGCGTAGATGAATACACCGTTGGAATTGTTCACGTCGAAATGCCAACCGTTAATACCGTATGAAGTCCATTTTTTCGGACGATAATAGACGTTGAATCTGGAGTTGACGACGGCTTGCGTGGAGAAGAACACGCCCGGCTTACTGTGTGGGTATGCGATAGTGGCATAACCGTAGTACAACAGATTGTATTCAAGGAACCACGCGTTGCATGTCTTCGGTAAGTTAAGCCATTTGAAGCGCGATAACGCGATATTGAGCATTTGCGAATATGTCGTAAAATACGCTTGTGAGTTGATCTGTTGCGACTGTTGCCACACCGGCAAACCTTTTTCGCCTAGTCCCGCACGTGTCCGGGGTCGCTTGTGAGTTCGTTTGTCTCCCATGTCTTTTCCTTTTACTGATTGAGATTAGCGGTGAGATAATCGCCGCCGATTTCGTCGGGGTCATTCCAAATTGTAACACCGTCGGTCAATCGCTCCCGTATCGTATCGAGCGCGTCGTTTCCGGCGAGATTGTTGGTCAGCCACACGTCTCCCGCTTGCCAATACGTAAAGTGATTGCAAGGTGTAAGATTCGGTTTGTTGTACAGTTTGTTGCTTGCGATTCCGTAGCGCAACATGTAGTTACCCGCCGCCGCTATCGCGCCGTTGTCTTCGGTGACGACTTTAACGGTTAGTGTGTCAAGCCCTGTAGCTTGTTTGAAATTGTCGCCGCCATACGCGCCCACCGGTTGCGCGGCGTGGTTGAGCAAGTCACGCCACGCAGCGTTAACATTGGAACGCGTGTTTACCATGACACGTTTAGCATTATCCACACTCTGATTACGTGACGCCGACGCGTTCGCGTTCGCCGTGGTAACGCTTGCGCTTGTTATTGTCGTATTGGCCGCGTTAGACGCATTAGCGTTATCGGTGTTGAGCTGATTGGAACGTTTCGTGCTATCCGTGGCATAGCTTTTTGCTTGCGCAATAAGACCCGCATTGCATTCCAGCGCGTTGCTTGCTTTTTTGGATGCCGCGTCGCTTGACGCGGTGTACACAAGTTGATTGTTGGTCAGCGCGATTGCCGCGTTATAGCTTGACGTACCGACACCTATTACACCGGAACTAATCCCCGCTGCCGCGCCGATCACCGCGGGGAGCGCGGCACCGCCTGTAGCCGCGCTTGCTGCTAAACCCGCGCCAACCGATATTGCGCTTGTGGCGAGGCTACCAAGAGTCGAGGTAACGTTGGTCATTGCTGCTTGTTCTTGCCCGGTGACATATGACGCGGTTGCGACTGCCAAGTCTTCCGAGAGATCGGCGTTTATCTTTGTGTTTTGATATTTCTGTTCGTTGTCTAGTTTGGTATTTCCGCGCGTTGTTATGTCCGTCGCTGCTTGATTAGCATTAGCTGTTGTCGTGTTGCGCAATTCGTTGGCGGTTGCGGTGTTCGCAACGCTTGTTTGTCCTGTGCGCGCGGTATTGTCACGGCTAACGTTGGCTATACGTGCGCCGTTTTCGTACGATATAATGGTGTTTTCGCGTGCTTGCGCAACTTCGCGATTGTATGCGTCGGCGCGGTGCGCGTCGATCGCGCGACGTTGCAGCGCGTAAGTTGGTATGTCGTGCGATATGAGTGTTTTGAGCGCGTCAGCGTTCGGCACGTCGGCGGTGACATTAGCGCCGTTGATTGCGTTAATACTAATGGGCGTATCACCGTCGGCACCGATACCGTCAAGCCATGCTATTTGCCGCAATATCGGATAGCTGAGTGATGTGACCGATTGCACCGAGAGGTGCCCGCAGTCCGCTATTTCGACACGTGTTTTATTGCCGATATTGTCGCCGATCTCCAAGTGCGCATATGGCGCAAGATACAAGCGTGTTATCTTGGCGTATTCGGCATCGTATCCAAAATCATTGATTGTTAAATCAATATCGGCCAGTTTCGTTCGTGCGCCGCTAACCGTATGCCATTCAACGCCGTTCACACTGACGGTGTTGCCAAGTCGCATCATGTTCGCGGTGGCGACGAAAACCGCTGTAATCTGTGACATGATATGCGGATAATACGCAAAAAGCGTGTCGAAATAATCGCCCGATATCTTGGACGATTCAAGTGCATACATGCTTACGTTGCTTGCAGTGAGATTGTCAACGGAGTTATACGATGTACCCGCGCCGGTGACGTTTGACGTGTAAATATTTCCGGCACCCCACGCGAAACCGTCAACCGTTCCATCATTGTTGATGTATGTCGGGTCGCTGTCCGTGATGTTCGTACCGCGCACACCACTCATGGCTTGCAGTTGATCGGGTGAAAACGTTGCGGCCAAACAGATGTATCTTGCACCGTTTTGCAGATTGTACGGCGTGCTTTTCCTGATATTCGACGCCGCGTTGCCATAATCAACGTCGGGCAACGTAAAATCGCGGCATTTCGCGCGTGGATTCGCCAAAAGTTTCGCCGGTGTCGTCTCAGTGAGCGGTGCGTGGCCACGTGTCAATAGCAAACCGTTTATCGTGGTCGTGTTTATGTAGTCTGTCCACACGTCGCGTTGCAGTACGAGTGTGGTGGTGTTCGGTGCTTCCGCCGTGACGCGCGTGACGAAATAGTGATAACGAGTCTGGCAATCCGTCTGTTGTAGGGGCGATCGCATGATATCCGCGCTGAAGTCCACTACAAGGTAGTTATAGCGTTGCGCGGTCATGTACGGCACGGGTATCTTCACGCCGTCTGTGTCGGCACGTGCGATATACATGCTGGTATCGAGCGTCACGGCTTCCCCGTCCAATGCGTCGAACCACGCGTTACGCGCCTCATCGTCCCTGAATTTCACCGCATCGCGGCCATCGTCGCGCCACTTCACACGGCACAGCTTGATCTTGGTGTTCGGTGTCCACATGTGATAGTCATAGACATTGGTGTATTGCTCGTATACGTGCGCATCGGCACCGGGGAACGGTGTCGCACCGTCCAAGTGCGGAAATTTCATTTTTATGTACCTCTTTCACATACAGAATCGGGGATACCGGTTTTCCCGGTATCCCCGATTCTAACATGTCAGAAGACTACGCGACAGTGAACGTGCAAGTGGCCGTGTGTTTCGTGGTTTCGTCGTTAGGGTTAATGTATGTCGCGGTGCCCGTCACCTTGATAACATCACCCTTCGCAAGGCCGTCGCGCTGGACATGCAAGCGCGCCTGATCGTCCACGAAGGTATTCACGTTCAGATCGAACGCCGCGCCGGCGGTTTTGTCCACGGCGGCGTGCGTGGCCGAAACCTCATAAGTCGCGGCGTTCGGCGCAACCTCGATGGCGGTGCCCGTCGGCGTGACGGTGGCGGTGAGCTTCGGCGTGAGCTGAAGCACATCGCCCGCCGCAACGGTATCGGTCGTCGGGGTCAGCGTGAAGCCCGTCACGGTTTGCGTGACGACCTTGACGGAAGTACCGGCATCGGTAGTGAACAACGCGCATGGCGTGAAGGGAGACACGCCATAGATGCCCCAGTGGTTCAGGTACATCGTGTTGGTGAGTGTCTGCGGGTTGTAGAACTGTGTGGTGCCATAAAGGGTGTCGCGCACCTGGTACCAGTCAGTAGACACAAGCAATGCCACCGCGCCTGGAATGCCAAGACTCGGCACCTGAATAATACGATACGGCACGTCGGCCTTATCCAATTGAAACACCGCCGATAAGCCGTCAACATCAAGCGATGCGAGATATTCCGGCTCGATAAGCAACACCATCTGCTGAGGGTTAGCATACGTCGGAATATCGTTTACATTAAGAGCATTATACTGTGTGCTCGGGAAACGCATACGCCCCGCAGTCGCACGCAACGACTTAAGCAACGTCTTGGCCGACGCTTCATCGGTCGGTGCCGCATCAAGATGAACCTTATAAAAACCAAGATTCTGCTCGTAGTGACTAATCAACGATAACATGATGTTCATTTCATCGTAATTATCAGAATTACGGGGAGTTTCCATAATCTGCGCGATGAAACGGTTCAGGCCGAAGTCGTCCACGAACGCCTGACGCAGTTCGTCGTCAGTCCAAGAAATTGGATACTGGTCTTTACGATTCATTTCGTAGAACCACACGGCGGCTTCGGGGCGGTGCATCTTCAACAGAGTTTCGGCATCGTCCTTGTATCCATGCGCCTTAATCCACTTGACGGCAATTTCCTGAACTGTCGAACCCCAATAAAGATTTTCTTTTTTAAATATCGAGAGCATGTTTTCAAAAGGTTCGTTCTGCGCCATCACGGTAAGACCAATTCGGTTAACCATGCTCCATACGCAATCATTCAGGTATTGGCGGTTCATGGGGTCGAACAGATATCGCGCGGTGTTCGCCACGCCCGTTTGCGTGGCGCTCGGCACGCGCCGTTGGTAATCGTCGGTGCCCTTAAGGCGCACCTTATCCAAAATAGTCGCATTGTCTACAGCCATAATAAAATTCCCCTATCTGTTTATTCAGAGCGTGTAATCAAGGTTTTCAAGATCGTTCGCGGCGGCATCGGCTATTGCTTCCGCCGCATCGTCTTCACTGACGGTCGCACCGTTTTCGACCATCTGCGAGACGGAATCGGCGAACTTGTCATAGATGCCATCAATGCGTTCATCAATAGCGCCGATACGTTCGAGAGCGTCGTTGAGTTTGTCGTTTATCGACGTGAGCATGTCCCGAAGGTCATCGAACTCGCCCGCACGGTGCGCTTCGTCGGGGGTGAGGTCGTCGCGTTCGGCGGTGTCCCTTTCCTCGGTGGTTTCATCGTCCATTATCATTCCTTTCATATGAAAAAGAGCCGTACCGGTACGATGTACGCCGGTACGGCTCAATATTAGCATAGATGCGACATGATTCGTGACAATGGACGGCGCGTTTACCGATCACGGCCATATCGTCGCCGGAGTCAACCGTTGGTATCAACGATAATGTTTTATCATCCTCGCCACAACACCTCGCCTTGGTATGCCACGATCATTTTACACCGAATGCGCGCAACATCTCGGATATAGCGTGTTGCGTCTCGATCGTGTCGTATCGCAGATATCCAAGGGCATAATATGCAGTAAGATTCTTGATAATATCCTTTGCGACGGACGCAGTGAGATAGTTCAACCGGTTATCATCCCTTGTCACGGCAAAATAAGGCACACGCGCCACCTTATCGTATGTCGTGGTGATAAAGACGTATCCACATCGTAGATCAATACTAACGCCATACTCAACGTGTAGCCATCGAATCACATACGACAATTTTGCGTGTGCGTGCGGTTTCGTCAAAAAATCGGTGTCGTGGTGCTCGAACCGATTCCCAGCCGTCATATCACTATTGTGTTTCAGCATTCGCCCGGCCACGGTGTTCTTGGTTTTCTGCGCGGCATATGCGTCATCTCGCACGTAGTCGAAAAGGCATGTTTTACCATCGAGCCACTGCAAACCGAACTCAGGTTCCAAGGGCACGTCATAATGTTGAAAATACGGGTTGAAGGCATCGCACGCATTACCCAGCAAAAAGATTCGCGGTTTACGTAATTCGATGTCGTCGGCGCGTTCACGCGTGACGGTATCAACAAGTTTCGCCAACTGTTCGTATTCGTTTTTTAGATATCGGTGATAGCGGTCATCGGTGTCAATAATAATTTCATCCATGCAGATATTACGTACTCGCACATAAGTACTTTTTTTCTTCTGCTGTTGCAATGACAGTGGAATAAAATAACCGCACGTACACCATTCCTTATTACCGGTGCGACGTGCTTCGGCAACCTTGTTATGTACTCTAAATTCCCATTCGGGAAAAATATTATCCTCTATTATCCGGTCGAAATAATTCGCCGCTACGTCGTTGTTTTCCGCACGGTATCTAGTGACCTCAACAAAGCAGATACCGTTTTTAATATAATCCTCCAGCATATACCGACGCACGCCATAGGTTTTGCCAAGGCCGCGCGCTCCGATTATCAGATTAACATCTGCATTGCGTGGCAATATCTGTGTTCTGAGTCGATCATAATAGTAGTTCGCCATCTACGCTCACAATCCTTGGTTTCCCGTTCGTTAATGTAAGTTCACGTGGTGTTGTCTCCACATGTCTATTATACGTGGTTTGCAGATACGTAATGTTTTCTTCGTTTGCCTGTTTATCGGATTCACCCAACCATCGCCCCGACGGGTATAGCCCGATCGCTTCGGGCACGTCCACGTGCGCCGTCTCGCCGCGATAATCAGTGACGGTGCCTACATATCTGTCCCACACGTGCGGTCGGTTGCGTTGCAAGGTATGGCATATGGCATAGTCCACAAGCACGTCATAGCCGAGCGACATTTCGACGGCTTCGGCAAAATCACATTCGTCCGCTATAAGGTCATGTAAAAACTCCTCAATTGTGTAAGCGCCGTCAGGTCGTGGCAATCCCGCGCACGTCACATGTACGCGTCCGCCTATATCGAGACTCACGCGTGCTTTGTTCCACAACTCCATATGCTTCGTGTATCGGGTGGTGCCGCCGCAGTCCTCTACCTCGAATTTGCCGATATGCTCCAACGTGCTCGCCATATCCGGCGCGGTGACACGCACACGCCGCATCGTTCTGTTAATAGCGGTTTCGATCGCGTCGTGCAACGGTTGCAGACTTTCCAGTAAATCGGCATCGCTCACATCCGCATCGCATCGAATCTTGAGGCTGTCCGTGTCGCCGCCCGTCACAGTCACCCTATCACCCAACCGCGCATAGACGAGGATCATGGCAATAATAAGATGCATACGACTACCGGCGACAATCCGCATACCGTAGGTGTACAGCACGCGCGGTGTATGCGGGCGTTTGTCCGCGAAATTCTCGGGTGTGCAGATCGTCGTTCTGTCCACTTCCAGCTCGCCGTCTCCCGTCACGCAATAATCGGCCTTCATCACGTCCTGTGCCTGTGTGCCATAGATACCATTAAACTGCCCTTTCACGGTGGAACCGTAGTAGGATTGTAGGAATTTCATACTCAGTTCGCCTATCTTCGCGTCGTGGGCGATTCCTTCCGGTATCGATTCGGGAATATCGTCCGCGTATGGTACGCCTTCGGTGTAGCCCTTGATAAGGTTTTTCACGTCGGTTTTCCGCGCGAAAAGCATATTCGATTGCAAGGTGACGTAATCCGGTGGAATTATGGTTTTAGTGGTGCTTTCGCCGTACAGTACTTGCATTTCGTCATAGGCGTACACCTGTCCGATATTCCACAATTCAATTTCGTTAACGTGCAATACACATTCGTCTGCTCTATATAGTTTGCCGAACGCGTATGTGGGGTTTACGGCGGTGTCCACATAGCCGTGCGCGCGTATGCTGTTATCCTGTGTCTTCGTTCTCTCGTTATTGCTGTAATCGGTGCCCGCGCGTAGCGTTCGCACGAATTTCGAGCGCGGGCATATCGCTATGCCCCAAGCGTCGAAACACGTACCCTTGCGCAGTCTTATATTCGTGAAACGCACGGCGACATGAACGCCCATGTGAAACGGGTCGTCGTAATGCGCCAGCACGTCAATAAGCGACGTGTCTACAATGCTTTCACATGCTATCTGCAAGAGTCCCGGTGGTGTCGGCGCGAATTTCACCGGCAATCTACGGCCATTGATGAAAGCGTGATGCATTGAGGTCACGTCAAGCGACGCGACGTTATCCACCACTACACTCGCAGTTCGCGCAGATGTGAAGGTAAGCCCACCACGAAAACACGCTTTACGAAGCGCATACGAATCATAGTTCTTCGGAAACTCTTGTCCGCACGTCGTTTCAAAGGCGCGTTGCAATGTAAGTTTCTTACCGTCGCGCAATATGACACGACGGCCACCGATCTCACGGCGCGCCATCTGACGCACAAGCGAAGTCTTGGTAAGCACCCGGCAACCGAACATATCGGCTGTAAGCCACGAATTAGCGTGCAACAGCCATTGCAGATATTGCGGTATCACCTGCACATCACGCCGCGCATAAAACAGCTCTTCGTCGGTCAAAGGCGTTTCCGGCGTGCGAGTAAGCGTGTAATCCCAGTCGCCCACGGCCTTCGGTAAGCCGCACGTCTCACCCATCGCACGTAAACCGCCCATCTCCAAATAAAACGTATCCCAAAATCGGCACACGATATCTTCGTTTTCACCTGTGCATAAATCGAGCGTGTACACGGACGTTGCCGTTTGCGCGTTAACGCGCAACGTGTACGTTTGCGCCAGTTCCAGCATAAGCGTTTGCATGTCGAACATGAGATTATAGGCCGCAATAATCGGTATAAAATCGTGCGCCGTGCCATACGTGATAAGATCATCAATGTACATAAGCGCTTCGTCGGTGTGCCGGTAGAAACGCACGTCGTCCGCATCGGGGTTATACTTTTCCACCGACGTATTACGCATGTCATTGAAAATGTACAATATCGGATATGCGCGTGTTTCGGCACCCTCACCAATATTCGTGGTTTCGGTGTCGAATATCGCCGCTAACCGAAAGTCTTTACGGGCTTTCATCGTACAACGTCAGGTGTTACCGCGATAAGCCAAATTGGACTACCGCCCTCAACGTCCGTATAATCCTCCAATTCTCCAATATGCATTTTCATGTTCTGCGCGTATTCCAGCGCTTTTTTATTCCGTTCCATGATGGTTTCAAAAAGTTCGCTTAGCGATGTTGCCCCATACGCTTTCATGACCGCATCCAAACGCTTATCGGGCGGCACGTCGGGGCGTTGCCAAATGTTTTGCGTGTACCGCCAAAAAATCTTGACTTTCTCCCGCCCAAACTCGCCCAAGGCCGACGGCCCGCCCTTGGATGCAATGCGCATTTCCTGACGAAAGATATTGAACGCGCGTCGCTGTTCGCCACGTTTACCGCCGCCACCTTTCACGGTGGCGACCTGTTTGCTGAGCCGATCGGCAATTTCATTTGCACGCGCATACGCTTCGGCGCGCATCTGCTTGTTACGGACACGACCGACATACGTTTTCTTCAACTCCGTCTCAAGCCTTTGCACGTACACCGTGCGTGCGCGACGTTCGCTTTCCGGCACCCCCGCCGTAATGCTCTTACGTATCGTGTTTATCGCGCGGCGCACCCTCTTACGCTTGGCCGTCAACACATCCGCCGTTTTCCTCGCCCTTGCCATAAAACGCACCTCCTACGATAAAAAAACAGCCCGCGTATTACACACGGGCTGATACTTCACATTATCACCTATCGTTTACAGAATCTGAAGCGACTTGACGGACTTACCGCCACCCAATGCGGTCGAATTGACCACCACCGGAATACCGCCATTCTCGGCGTTCATATCCGGAAACATGTCCACAATATCCAAGATACTGCGGTTAATGCCCTCAGACTGAGAGAAATAGGTGTCGCCGTCCGCCGTGAAAAGATAGACGTTCGTGCAAGGCTGCCCCGTCTGCGATCGAACGCCGGGCGTGGTGTACACACCAACCACATCAAGCCGTTTACCTTCGCCGTAGCCGTTCAGGCTCTTGGCACTGTTGCGTGCGTTGACGATCGCGCGCTTGCCCTCAAATGTCCTGTTATCCACGGTGCAGATGAAACGGCGGTTGTCCGCACACACGGTTTCGGTGTTCTCGGTGTTCTCGGTGTTCTCGGTGTTGTTGGTCATTGTGTTTTTCCTTTCGTATCACTCGTTAACAGTTTCGGTTTCGGCTTCGGCTTCGGCTTCGGCTTCGGCTTCGGCTTCGGTGTCAACAAGAACGGCGTTCTCGAAGAACCGTTCTGCGTCCATCGCATACGTGTACTTGCGAACCTTGATATCGTCAACAAGTACGTTGTACAAACCGCGCTTCATGAGTTCTTTGACAGCCTGTTCCACGGTACGAACGTTGCTGTTCACGGTAACAGATTGCATCACGCCGTCGCGATCGTAATAGCTAATCTCGCTGACCGATAGAATTTTCTTGATTTTCCTCATTATGATTTCCTTTTTTCTTGTTGTTATTTTGTCAACTCTTTTTTGCTGACATGAAAAAGTTATAGCATAGAAAAACGGTGTACGCAATTGCGACACACCGTTTTACAGTGACAATTTTAATATTTAAGAATCTGCCCCGGATAAATCAGGCTCGGATTAGCAAGTCCGTTAAGCGATGCTACACGGCTCCAATCGGCACCGAAAATCGACCACAAAGACTCACCCGCCGCAACCGTATGAGTACGCTCAGTCGTATGCACGCCAACCGCACCACCATAACACACCGTCTCACCGGAATAAATCACACCCGGATTGCCTGAACTGTACCCAGTCCACGCAGTCCACGGATTCAGCCCGGTGCGCGCCGCGATACCGCTAAGGGTATCGCCCGAAGACACGACCACGCACCGCGATGCGCCTTCAGACGGTTGCGCGGGCGTAGACGCTGACGGTGCCGCGCTCACAACATGCCCGCCGCCCTTGCGTTCACCCGTCGCATATGCGTCCCATTGCCAGCGTTCGCCACGGAAATAGTTTAAATCAAGACGACCCGCGTAGCCGTTCACGTACCCGTTCGACGTATATTGTCGCATCGCTTCGCCATATAAACCGTAATTCCACGGACGTGATTGCCACCCGGTAGCGACGTTCGACGCATACTGTGCCACCCACACGCCGCAATGCTCACGCGCATACCCGCTAAGCTGACCCAACGCACTAGCCTGAAGATAGATCACCGGCCACACATGCGTGCGCTCGTAAACACGCCTCACCCACGCATCAACCCACGCGCCATTACCAAACTGCGAATTATCCTGAGATTCCCAGTCCAATGCAAGCACCGCACGGCCAACATACCCAGTGACGTTGTTCACGAAAAAATCGGCTTCCGTACGCGCGTCACGCCCCATCGCATAGTGATACACGCCAATGCTCTTACCACTGGCCGACGCGCGCCCAAGCTGATAGTTCGCGGCCTGATTCACGCCATTAGTCAAGCAAGTATTATTAAAACCGCCCGTGCCCCAAGTGGCACCCGCCACAACAAAATCAGCGTCCAGCGCATACGTATCAATATCACATTGCCAATTGCTCACATCCACACCGCGCATATCCGCACTTGCCACCGGCACAAACACCAACAACGACACGCAGATGCAAGCGATTATGTTACGCAACGTTCGTGTTATCTTCATTGCCGCCATCCTTCCTAAGCAGTCCTATAAGCTCCTCAGTAAGTACATTGTTCTTCGTCATCAATTCGTTGAAATCATTGAAAGTCGTGGCGATAAACCACGCCATACCACAACACGCAACAATCGGAAAACCAACACTCCCGACAACGGTTACAATCGAACTAATATCCATTAAAACCACCTCACAAACGAAAAAAGGTCATGACACATCAAACGACATGCCATGACCAAATATATCATAATCGCGTAGCCTATCCGGGAATTGAACCCGGCACGCACATTTTATAAGAATGCCGCTCTAACCAACTGAGCTAATAGGCCAAACAACACTATATCATATCAAACGTCACCCCTTCGCACACCCGCGCGCATCCTAGCCACCTCATCCGCATAATGCGACGTGACAAAATCAAAACACCCCGCGCAATCCACTTTCTTACTCCTAGATGCAAACTCAGGTGCTCTATTATCGTGTCGAATACTCTTACACAACGAACCGGCAATATAACCGGTGTACTTAATCCTACTCATAACGGTCACCTTTCTTCTCAATCACCGAGTAATAAGATAGCCTAAACAGACTGCACCCGGAACGTGAAACACGCCATCGTCAAGTACATCCCTAAGCCCGTATACGTCAATGCAATCAACAAACCGAGTTTGTATCAAGCAATCGGACGCAATATCAACGAAATACACGAGCACATCGTAAATACTATTCACGTTAAAATCAATTGAATTAGACAACGCTTTAAGATTCATGAAACTCATTTTAATCACTCCTATTTTCAATAGTGTTTATACTATCACTCTTCAATATATCACACCGTGCAACATGACACGCCACAACCGCACCGCCCTTTCACGCTCACTTCCGCGTACCACACCACACAACACATGTCAAATACACACGGCGTGTCGGGTGCA